CAGGTTCAAGAACGAAACATCAGTCTGGAGAAGGAACAACAAGAAGAAAGAATCGAAGTGAACCGCTTCCTGTTCGGCTTCTCTGTCGGGTGCATTGCCGGCAGCTTCGTGGCAACCGCCATCGAGATGGCCAGTTACCGACTCAAGGTCCGGCAACTGGTGCAGGAGCGGATGGAGGTGGAGGCGGTGATGACCGGCCATGCTGAATGGCGGGAAGGCCAGGACGGGAGGCCGGTGTTCTACTGGAAGGAGAAATGCAGATGAAAACGTTTATGTCATTCATGTTTGGCGTCTTGGTCGGCGCGTATGCAGCCGGACAAGTCTGGCAGGAGGAAGCAATCAAACGTGGGTTAGCAAAGTGGGAAAACAATCAATTCAAATGGAAGGAATCGAAATGAACCAACCAATCAACGACGGAGGACCGGCGTTTCCGCACCTTGAAACAACGAGTAGAGGTGAACCTTATCACGACCATCTCGGCATGACCCTCCGCGACTACTTCGCAGCGGCCATAATGCAGGGGCTGATGGCGAGCCAATATCAGGTTGATGATCCTTATCCGATTTACGCCTACAAGATAGCCGACGCGATGCTCAAAGCGAGGGAGGCGAAATGAGCAACCATCTTGGTGACGCCAACAAAATGGTCAGCGACACGCCGAGGACGGATGAGGCCTACTTCAAAAAAGGCGCGACTATGTACGATCTGGCAGGCGAGATGAAGCGGATGGAACGCGAACTCAACGCAGCCAATGAGCGCATCAAGCGGCTGGAGGAGGCGGGGGATTCGCTCAAAGCAGCCGGCTATTTCGGCGGGTTCGGTGATGCGGTCAACAAATGGATAAAGGTGATGGAGGACAAGCTGTGAAACTCAACGATTCTCAGCGAAAGCTCATTCTTGAGAAGGTGATGAGTGTCTGGAAGGGCAAGCGTAATTGTCCGATCTGCATTGAATCAACAGTCTGGTGGATCGGGAATATCGTTGAAGTCAGAGAATACAACGAAGGCAATCGTTGTTCAGGTGCGGCCATTACCCCTCTGGTGCAGGTGCAATGCGACAAGTGTAGCCATGTTGTCTTATTCAACGCCATCTCACTTGGTGTCGTTGACCCGGAAACCGGCAAGGTGAAGGAGGCCAAGCCATGAGTGCTGTAATGCTGGTCGTAGAGAACGACAGGCTGCGTCTTGAGAACAAGCAGCTGAAGGCCCACATCAAGCGGCTGGAGGGGGAGCTTGAATCGACAAAAGCGGATCGAGATTCGTGGTCAAATCAGTCCGACGAATTTGCGAAAACAGCGGCGGATCTGATCCTTCGCATCCAGCGGCTGGAGGAGGCGGGGGATGCGATGGCTGACGTACTGACGTGGTCAGCGGCAATCCAATACAAGCGGTCGCCAACTGTTGCTGCGTGGCGCAAATCCAAGGAGGCCAAGCCGTGAGTCGCATATTTGATACACACGTTGCATACATCAAAGCAATCGAGGAACTGAAGCACCAGATCCAAACATTGAAGTGGGACCTGGATGCCAGTCGCAACATTTGCAGCCGCAAGAGCGAACGCATCCGGCACCTGATCCGGCTGGGACTGGAAACAACCAGACCAGACGGGCTGGAACGCTGGCAGGAGGAGGAGGAATTGTGAGCAAGAAAAACAACAACGAAGAAGAAAGATACCGTATCACGCTCAAAGGGCTGTTGTCCCTTCATCTGCCGGAAAAGTCTGCAAGTGAAGTGTTCAACGCCATTGAGCTGACATGCCGCCGAAACAACTGGGGCATTGCGATAAACGAATACAATCAACTGGCATTCGTTCAGTTGCAAAAGGTGGAGGAAACGGAATGAAACTCAACGAACTACCACTCGATCACCCATCCAGAAACACTCCCATCAAAGACCTCGACGTCATCATCGTCTGCGCTCACACAGGCGCAAAACGAAACCCTCGCACCTGGAAAATCAAAAACAACACCTACAACGAACTCAACTCGTCATGGCAGAACAACTTCTACTTCGTACTCCAAGAACCGACGCCTACGTCGAGTCCTGGCTCAAAGACCGAATAGCCCTCTGGCCAGACTTCGCACGACAACTCGAACGTGAACTCAACGCTCAAATCCATCGGACTCACCAAGGACCAGATCGCCAAGATGCTCGGAACCCAAGTGATGCCAGACCCACCGAAACCAAAACCACACATCTACCCAGGTCGCAAGATCGACCCGGCAATCACCAAGGCAATCCTCAATGACAAATCAGGGAGAACCGTCCGTGAACTCGCAAAGAAACACGACGTTTCAGTCTACTACGTCTGGTCACTCAAAAACAAACAACGAAACAAGTAATCAATGGAAAGAACTCTGTCACGAATTGGCCAACTGCTTGGGATGTGGATGCCAAAAGGAATCCGGCCTGTGCGTCCAATGCCACAAAGCCAACAAACGGTATCGAGCAATACTCACACCACTACAATGAAACTGGAATACGCAATCGAAAGGGTCTCGGAACTCCGAGCCAAAGGACTCACCCTCCAAGCCATCGGCCAACAACTCGGAGTCTCACGCCAACGCATCCATCAGGTCGCAAAAGCCGATGAAAGACGCAAACAACTCCAAGCCATGTGGAACTACGGCATGAGCCCACGCAACCAACGAATCACCGCAAGCCTCAAACTCACCTCAAAGGACGAACTGATCAACGCCATCAACCAAAAGATCATCACACCCAACATGGTCCCCAACTTCGGACTCAAATCCTATCACGACCTCTGCGCGTGGGCCAACATCACCCCACCAACCGACCTCACCTACCCGCGACGCTGCCCACATTGCAATGAAACAATCATCCACCCATGACCTCGTGAACGCGCTGAACATCATCTCAGCCGAAATCAATTCACCCGATGGAGTCCCCAACGCCGTCTGCGCCGAGGCAGCCCAACGCCTCATTCACCTGGTCTCTCTCACAGTCCGCCTCTCAGAACACATCCTCAGCAACCCTGTCCATCACCCGAAATGCAACGCCCACAACGGCAACTACTGTAACTGCGTACTGTCGGAGATCAGCTCCATACAAATCAAACCATGAAGACCCCACGACACCTTCAACCATGGTACAGTACCCGCCTCCGTGACGCACGCAAACCAGAACCCATGACCGAGGCCGAACGCCTCGCAGCCTCCGAAGAAAACCGACGCATCCTCGCCAACTCAGCCGAGATCGTCGCCGCAGGAATCAGACGAGGCTGGATCTCACACGCGGTCCGTAAGCAACCTATCCCGACATGGATTCCATCGAATACACCAACCGATCAAACCCCTCCGTCGTCGTTCATCTGATTGGCCAAGCACAGTTCCGACTCGGAGAGATGAAGTCGCCAGTCGTCATCTACAGACGCGGAGACAACATCTACGTCCGGCTCGCCTCAGAGTTCCACACAAAGTTCCAGCAACGAAATGAACCCACTCCAACGCGCAGCAGCATGGCTCAGTAAAGTACCACCAGCAGTCAGCGGCCAGAACGGCCACTCAACCACCTACACCGCAGCCGTGGGCCTCGTCCACGGCTTCGGCCTGTCCGAGGGGGACGCTCTCAGCCTCCTCTCGGACTGGAACCGCTCCTGCCAGCCACCCTGGAGCGACCGCGAACTCATCCACAAGATCCGCGACGCCGCCTCCAAACCCCACGACAAACCAGCCGGCCACCTACTCCATGCATCCGGTAGCCCTCAACACACAGACCTCACACGAGTCGTGTTCAAGCGACCAACAACCACACCCAATCCCACAGACTCACAGTTCAAACGATTCCTCGAAGCCGCCTTCGCTCCCACCGAGGTCGTCTGCATCTGCGAACAAGTCGAGGACGGCAAACCAAACACCAGCGGATCCTTCCTTCCAGTAGAGGAATGGATCAAACGCTTCGATACCCCAGACTCCATCCTCCTCCGAAAGGACCGCCTCGATGGCGTCTTCGTCCGCATCAACCCATTCAAGCCAAACCTCTACAGCGGCAGCGACAACGACGTAGCCGCCTATCGCCACGTCCTCGTCGAGTTCGATGAACTCCCCAAGCCCGAACAGGAACAACGCCTCCGATCCTCCGGCCTACCCATCAGCGTCCTCATCGATTCCGGCGGCAAAAGCATCCACGCATGGGTCCGCGTAGACGCATCCTCCCGCAAGGAATGGGACGCCCGCCGCGACGAAATCTACAAGGCCCTCGCCGGCGTCGATCCAAAGAACAAAAACCCATCCCGCTTCTCACGCCTCCCCGGCGCATGGCGCGGCGAATCCCAACAGAAACTGTTGGCCACCAACCTGGGCGCAGACTCATGGGAAGATTGGCTCACCAACCGCGAGAGCGA